GTCAAAACCCTAAAAGATGAACACCGTGTTCAGACGCGCATGTATATGAAGTTGCTGGGTCTGACTGAAGGTGTCCTGATTAACTTTCCCAACTCGGGAAGTGACCTTGAGGTTGAAGACATTACATCTTCGCCAGGTACCGTGCTCGATTTATCGAGTACCCATTCATAACCAGGTGTTTGAATTTCTTTTCGATATTGGACGCTGATTTTTTTTTCTGCGGACTCGCCTTTTTACGCGTAACATCTTTGGGCTTGTAGCCCATGAGAGCTACTATAAGTTTCATCATTTAAAACAATTAGACATTTTAAACTCAGATGTTCACACCAGAGGTGAAGAAGGCGGTGTCTTTCGCCACGAAAGACACCAACTCGAAAACATCGACGCGGATTATGTCTTTCATGTACTACATGGTCATCAGAACTTGTGAGGTTATCGACTGGTGGTTCCCGACCGAGTATGAGAAACTTCAGCGCAAACGCGCCAAGGCGTGCTTGAAGGACCCTCCTAACATCACGAAGGGTGCAACGGTCGAAATCGATCCAAATACGGGCGCTGCAATCAACACGCCGGAATCCGGTTAAGGTCTGGAGTGGGAGTATATTACACCCGAATATTTTTATTTGGGCTGGTAGTTCAGCAAGTACCAATAAATTGCCACCCGAGGTCAGCAGTGATTTTCTTCCATATAATGTCGTGTTTGTACAACTTCTCTTTTGATTTGAGCAGCGGAAAGCACGGGAGGTATTCATCCTCACCGAGGAGTTCACAGAATTTGTACAATACGTAGCTGTAACTCAAAAAGTTTTTACGGTTTTCAGGACAATGTTTCTCAAAAGGCTTTTGAATCTGACCAAACATGAGTCGAAGGCGGTCTTCCAAGGCTTGAGGCATGGCTGGCGGTTTCACCCCATTGAGAATCGTTGTGATGTAGGGTGCGTGTTCGTAGTATTTATTCATGTGAATCTTTTTGAGCATTTCGCGAACTTTGCGATGTGTCAAGTCTAATTTGTCTTTAATCCGCTGCTTTTTCACTTCGAGCTGCAGCTGACCGATGAGTTCTTGGGGGACGCTCGTGTACTCTTTTGCCTGAAACTGATTGACCCATTCATTGAAATGGTTTTCACGCCGGTACGAATACACGACGTGGCGTTCCATTTCCTGCTCCTCCTTGAACCCCACCTCTTGACACTGGACATACGCGGTCGTTCCACATCTGAGACATATCATGTCGCTCGTCATGTCGTCGAGTGTATGGTCGAACGAACCACATCCTTTGCATTTGGGTAAGTACCCCGGATCTTTCTTTTGCATGGGCGTAATGTGATTTCCTTCCACGATGGTCATGTACTTTTCGTATACATCCTTCTTCTTTCCTCCGGCAGATTCAAACTCCCTCAATAAAGGGATACAGTCAGCCATGTATTCGTACATCTCCTGTTCGGCAGCCGAATCCCCTTTAGATATTCTTTTTTGGAACTCAGTAAGGCGCTCTTGGTAGCGTCCTTCCATTCTAAATAATATATCGTTTTCTTTTAGTTAATGTGGGTCCTAAATCTCATCGAACAATGTAGACCCAAGAATTTTCAAGTTCATAAAATGTTCAGACACGACGGTGATGAATTGATACCAGTTGAAAAATTCAATCCAGACGAACACGGACACGTCGATTACTACTTTGGGGGTCAGATATACACACACATAGGACACTGGCCCATTCAGAACATCGTGCCTCGTTTTTCAGTTCCGGTACACAGTGCCATTTTCATCAACGACGAAGATTTAAAACCCACAGTCTGTACCGAGATTGTCAGGCGACACGCAGGTCCGACGCAATCCCCAGTATCTTTTGATGTGTACGCCCCTCGTCCACACGTGATAATCTCATTCTCAGGAGGGTTGAAAATCTCTTTGGGAATCAAATGGATTCTTGTTAAAAAAGTTTCAGGTACACTTCGTATTCAGAATGTCCTCGGTCAATTAACGGTCGTTCCCGTTGGATTAATGCCATTGTGACATCATTTTACCCCAAATCTCATCAATTTTCTCACGCTCTACAGAATACAAAGGAAGGCTATTCCGGACTCGTATAATTTCGGATTGTATGTTCCATGCCGTTTCCGCGTCGTCATTCGCGAGAAGCTTGTTCATCTTGTCAATCAATTGAGAGGCTTCGTTTTCCATTGATTACATTGGACTCGCTACGTTTAAGTCACTCCGCCTTTGGAGCCAGGTAAAACTTGAGTTCACCCAGGTTTGCAACTGTATACCGGAACACGATGGGCATGTTATCATCATCGTCATGCTGCATCAGCTGAACGCTCGAGCACAGGCTCGTCGCCCGGGTGAACATGTTGATGTACTTGAGAGAAAACACATTCCCGAGCGCCTTGTCCTTTCCGGGCTCGACACACTCGAGGATAGTCTTTTGGTTTGCAAAGCCACCCTCACACTCGAGTTCGAGTGTATTCTTCTTACGCGTGATTCGAATATCCTGAGCCAAGTTATTCATATCACGCGTCACACGCTGGAAATCAACACTCGGGATGGTGGTCAGGACGTTCATCTCAATCTCAGGCACTGATAACATGTCGTCATTGATATCAAGGAGCTTAAACTCGAACGACGTTGACGACTTTTTCGCTGAATTCTCAATGTGAATGTGGAGAAGATATGAATCATCAATTGCCATGCTCAGTGTATCCGTGTTTGATACTGACTTGAGGAGCTTGTATGTGTTTGACACGTTGAGACCAGCTGTGTGTTCCCCTTCACAATGGTACTCTTCAAAGTTTTCAGCCGGCATGACGAGGTGGACAAGCGTCACGCGCGCCGTGTCGAGCGTGACGACGATGAGACCTTCTGGGCGGAACACGAGGTTAACATCGTTGATGATATCCTTGAGAACCTCAAAGACGGTGCGAAAAGCACTCGCCTGAATCGTCTTGAGACGAACCATATCCAAAGAACGCAGACTCACTTTATACCCTTCTGGTATGCGTCAGATACCTTTCTGTTGACCTTTTCCTCGAGCTCACGTGTCATAGGAGGTGCCAGCGGCATGTTGAAGTGTTCAATGTCGAAAAAGTTCCCTGCATCATTTCCGTCCGTATCATCGAGAGTTGCACCTGAAAGCACCGTCTGGTCAAACTCTTCAACGCGCTCCTCGGGCTTCATCGACTCGATCCATTTACGAACGTCATTTCCGACGAGCAGATGACCGTCGTTCGTCACCAGGGTGGGCACGCGCGTGATTTGTCTCGACGGAACCCCCTGAGTCGACACGTTATGGAAACGAATCATATGTACGAGCGCTGGGTTCTCTCGAATCTCCTGGATAACCTGAGAACAGTATGGACACTTGTCGCTATAGACCAAAGTGGCCATGACCTACTACTGTGTAACTTTTTGTACCCAGGGAGACGACGCAGCAGCCTTTCCACGGAAAGGACTTTCCACGGAAAGGACTTTTTTCTCATCTGTTAGTAATATGAAGGACATTGTCGTATTCCTCCTTCTGGCAATTTTGGGATTTCTGCTGTGGAACCGCGGCGTGTTTGTGAACGGCGAGGGTTTTGTGAATGTCAGTGCCGAACGTCCAGTTGAACCAGCAACTATCCAGACCATCATCAATGCCATTCAGGTCAAGAACCCCGACGTGTACCCGGTTCAGACCATCTACATCAACTCGATGCAGGGTGATCAGGGGTCGGCGATGTACGATGCCCGCATCATGTTCGTCAACACACGTGGTTATTTTGGTGTCCAGTATGACATCAAGGCGGATGGCGACGGCAACATCCTCGAACTGTCTGAGCAGCCCCAGCCCGGCATCGGCGCAGCTGATGTCTTTGAGCCGTTCGGTCCCAGCGATTCATACACCACGTTCGAAGACACGCAGGTTGTCCTGGACAAACAGTTTGCTGACCTGAAGACCCAGGTTCCCGGCTACCAGGGAAAGCTCGACATTTGGCTGGAGCAGATGCGTCAGTCGGAGAGAGACAATGCCAACGCTGCGGCAATGAATGGCACAGTTGTTTCTAGACGTTAATTAGGAATGATATCAGCACAAAATCTTGCTGAGAGAGAGCACAAAAGACTTGAGGTTCGCAAGGCGACCTACAAAGCCATTCTCGAACAGCTCTGTCGCAAAATCAAATCTGCGTCAGAACTTGGAGAACGTTCTTTATTTTTGACAATTCCGCCATTTACCATTGGGTACCCTGCGTACGACATTGA